CAGCAAAAAATCCGATGACCGTGTTGACAATTGCTTTAATGCCGTCACGGAACCATTCAAACTTGTTGTACGCGGTAACAAGCGCCACGACCAGCAATGCGATGCCGGCAGCGATCAGGGCGAACGGGTTAAGCGCCATGGCGATGTTGGTGACAACGATTGCGGCGGCTACTGCTCCGATAGCGCCAGCGATTGCTAGGAATGCCTGTGGGTTGTCTTGTGCCCACATTGCGAACTTGTTAAGTATCGGAAGCACGGCCTCGACTACTGGCAAGAGCGCAGCGCCGATTGACTCTTTGGTTTCGCCAATGGAGTTAGACAAGATTTTCATTTTGCCTGCTGCGGTTTCTGCGCTCGCTGCGGTAGCACCGCCAAAAGTTCCGCCTAGCACGTCCATGATTTCGTTAAGGCTGGCGCCTTCTTTAATCATCGTTGCCATCTCTGGGCTTAACGATCGCAACGCCTTAAAGTTTCCTTGGTAAGCCTTGGCAAGCGCGTCTGCAACGGTGGCGCTATCTGTGCCGGTAGCGGTGCTGATGTCCATGACAAGGTTCATGTCGCGCATGGCCATGTCCACATCTTTTGTACCGCGCACAAGGGCTTCTAACGCCAAGCGATACTCGGTGTCCGCAACACCAGACGCTCTAGACATGGCGCTGATCTGTTCTTCAACTTGTGCGGTCTGTGCAGCACCCGCGCCAGTCACATTCTGCAAAGTAAGCGCTAACGCTGCCTGCTCTTGCTGATCTTCCATTGCAGCCTTGGTTGCGTCACCAAGCGCCAACGCCAAACCGCCAAGCGCCGCAGCTGCCGGCACCGCCGCCTTCTTGATCGCAAACTGGGCTTTCTCCGATGTAGTTTCCAGTTGCTTAAACTGGGCAATAGCCTTCTTAATCCCTTTGCCGTCAAACTCTGAAATGATCGGGATATTGATTGCCATTACGTGGTCTCTCTGTTCGCTTCATCCATGACGCGCTTGACCAATTGCTCCATCTCGGACATGACATCATTTTGGCGTTGCTCGTACGCTTTCCACATTACTCGCGAACGACTGCCATAGCGTGCAGTTAGCGCGCGCCCTAATGAGCCAGACATAGACGTGTCAAACATTGTGCCAGTCGCGCCTTTCCATTGAATGGCAAACGTGCCCACATTGGTTTTGTTTCCGCTGTATTCCTTAATTGCTCGAGTATTGATCTTGGCAGCGATCTTTTGTTTCATGCCAGGTATCCACGGCAAGATCTGGAACCCTGATCGGGTTTGCCAATTGCGCGCCATACCAGACAGCGGGACGCCAGTAGGCACAAGTTTGTTTGCATCGTCAATAACAGGCTGAACGATCTTTTTGTAGTCCTTGGTAATTTCTCGGCGCAAAGATTTGTCAATCTTGTTGAGGGTCTTCAAGGCATCCTTAAGCCCTACGACCTCAATCTTTGTTGATACTTCCGCCACGTTATTTCCTTTTTTTGTTTGACTCGTTAAGCACTTTAATGACCGTTGCCATATCTCGAGCGTCAAACACAATGTCGCTAGGCCACCAACCGACCGCGACCAATATCTCTGCTAGTTGGCGGCGGTAGGTGCCGCGTCCGTAGGGTTTGGGTCTGTCTCGTCCAGTACCGGCAGAATGTCGATGTCAGGGTTTTTGCTAAGCCATTCGCGCCAGTTGTCACCAACTTGTTCGCCTTTGATTTTTAAGATCGTGTGCATCCAGCAGGCGTAATCCGAGTACAACGGGTTTGCCGAGAGCTGTTGAATGTTGCGACGCTCAAGGCGTTCCCATTCCGTAACTACAAACAGATTTGTGTAGTAGTACTCGGGCGCGCTGTCGGGCGTGCGCTTTAACTGCAACTTAATTTTCATGTTTCTCCTATGTCGGCTTGGAGCCGTGATTATGGTGCGGTCGTGTCAAGCGTTAGCGCGCCACCCATAAACGTGAGGTCATAGGTTGACAACTCGCCAAGGGATGCGTTGATAACTGGCAACGACTCAAGATAACAACCAGTCAAAATAAACTTTGGATTAGTTGCTGACTCTGCACCTGACGCTGGGGTCAATGTGATGTTGGTCTTAGTGCCAACCAACGGAAACAAGGTTGCGTAGGTTTCGGTCGCTGCGAACGATGCGTACATCGTCAATGTCACTTCGTTGTTGACAAGGCCTGCGGTGTAACTGCGTGAGTTAGTGCCGAACGCGGTGTCTTCAAGCGCTTCAACCAAATAGGTCAATGTCGCTGCGCTGCACATGTCGGTCAAATCAACGCTGTTAATTGTCAGGACTGGGTTTGAGAGGTAAGTGCTACTGGCCATAAATGCTCCTTAGGTTATGTTCTGATAGTAGATGATTTGTGTTGCTTAGTTGTGGATTACGAAGTCTGGGCTTGGATAGCGCAATCAAGGTCATAGCACGGATACAACGCGCCACCGATTTCAAGGCTTGACGGACGGCCACCCATCACGATGATCTTTGAGCCAAGCACGGTTGCAACAATGCTAAGAATCTGACGCAGTACCGGCAGACCTGCTGGGCCCGAGCCGATTACTTTGACGGGAAACTCGAGGCGTATCACGTTGCCGTTTCCTGCGATAGTCGTGAAGTTTGGCGCGTCCAAATAAACCGAGTTACTAACAAGTTTGGTTGCATCATTTATTACACGGAGCCCAGTTACCGCGGTAAGCGTCGCGGTGACGTCATCAATCGCTTCGTTAAACAGGTCGGTGTACGACATCAGGCAACCGCTGGACGTGGGATGCCAAGCAGCTGCTTGACGATCGGGGTCAGGCTTTGCTGTGGTGCCGAACCCATGCCGTCAAACGTGGCGTAGGTTGCCTCTATTGAGCCCCTAGAGCGCCATAGAGCGGCGCAATACATCAAAGTGCCCAATGTTGCGTCACCGCCAGGAGAGGTCGTTAGGGAGTCGATATAGCCCGATTCCTGACGCCTGCGATATGCGAACTGATTACCAGCTGACACCGATTGCGTGAGCAACGTGTAGTCATCTGACGGGTTAGGAATGTTTATACCCAAATATGTTGCAACTTGCGCAGCTGTAACCCACGTGCAAACAGGGTCATACGAGACGGTGCCAGACGCGGCGGTGCGTTCCACATTGTTAGCGACCTTGGCGTAAAGCACCTGATCTGCAACTGGCATTTGATAGTCGTAAAGCAGGTCGCCTTCTGTATCAACGCCAATAAACAAATACTGTGGCAATGCGCGCACGCTGTAAGTGCCGTTAAATGTGGCGTCAACGCCTGCAACCGTAATTGACTGGCCGACTGCAATCTCGCTGGGGGTCAGGAGTTGCAGTACGGCAAAGTCATCAATTAGGTACTTGTTGGTAACCGTGTATGTTGCCATGAGCGGATGCTCCGCTCTCGACTAGGCGATTGCGATTGACTTAACCTGATCGCCGTCTGCGATAAAGGTTGAGACGTAGCCGTAGTAGGAGAATGTGCGACCCAAGGTTGCAGGTACTTCTACTGACATGATTCCACGAACTTGCTCGTAGAACTCAATCGCAGATCCGCGTGCTACAACCATCGTGTTGTCGGCAAATGCGCGGTCAACGACCAAGTTCAATCCCAATGGGTTGAACGTGTTCATTTGTGTTACGCCGCCTGTGCCGAGTCCGTTGATGCCCATGAGTCCTGCTGCGCCGGTGTATGGGAAAATTGGTCGCTTGTCTGCGTCCAACTGACTTCCCATTTTTTTCCATACGTCTGGACTGACGAAAATGTGGTCAGGCAGGAAGTTGGTTGCGGTGAGGATGTCGGTTGCTGCGTCGTACAATGCTGCGATCAACGATGTTGGGTTGTCAGCTGTAACTGTCCAGGTTGAACCTGATGCGGTGTCGCCTGCGAGGATTGCGTTACATGCAACTGCGTCTGATTGCAACATGTACTGGCCTGCGAGGTCTCGCAAAATGATTTCCATTGCTGCAGGTGAAGTGAAGTCGATGTCTTGTACTGACAAAGTAACTTGACCGGCAAGCGTGGTCTTGGTAACAACATTTGACGCGATTACTGGCGTAGTTGCTGATACTCCAGCAAGTTCAGGTGATTGTGAACCTACCGAGGTGTGGGTTGTCCAAGTTGGGCGGATCCATGTCTTTGATTGTCCACCGTCTGGCATTGCGCGAGCGCCAACTGCCGTGACTACTGGACGGATGTAGTTCAGGTCATCAAATACTGGCCCAAGGACTGGTACTGGCAAAAGACCAGGTGTGTCCGTGGTGAGTACATCGCCTGCAGCTGCTTGAAGTGCTGACTGCTTTGAGATTGCAAATTCGCGTGCGGCTGCTGCAACGTTGCGGAAAGTTTCTCCGCCGATGTGCATTGCTGCGAGGTATTCGCCTGGTGTTGGCAAATCAAACTTGCGCTTTGCTTGTGCAAAAATTGGTGCAGTAGGGATGGTTGCCTCAACTGCGGTTTCGTTTACTTCGGACATTTCTGGTTTCTCCTCTACTGGGGTTACTTCTTCATTTAACACTACTTCTTCGGGCTCTTGGTGGATACTCGCTGCGACTTTGGTGATGTTTGCTGCATCGCCGAAAGCGCCAATCGGAACAAGGGACAATTCCATCCAGTCGGCTGACTCAATGATCATTGTTCCTTCTTCGTCATACGAGAACTTGGTCGGATTTACGCCAACGGATACTTGGTCAATGGTGCCGTCTAAGGCCATAACCAAAGCGTCGTTGCCAAGGGTAGTTGCGCTGATTTTGGCTGTAAACAGCATTGCGTCCTCTGTTGACACTCTTTCCAAAACAATTCCGACTGGCATATCGGCTTGGTGATACATAAAAAGACGTGGTGCTTTTCCCTCGACTGGCAATGAGCCTGGGCGGAAGATCACAGCTGTGCCATCGCTGACTACTGCCGGCACGTTGTACGGAACTGCTACTCCGCTAATGGTGCGGCGTGGTGCGTCGCCTTTAGCGGCGTCAAGCGTGAATTCTCCTGCAATTAGTTTGATCATTGTGATAACTCCTCTTGTGTGTTTTCTCTAACAATTACTTCATCGTCTGCGCGGTCGGCCATAAAGTTTTCTTCTAGGTATTCATCCGCGTCAAACTCAACATAAGTTCCGCGCGGTAGGACGTTGTCCATTGAGAGCGCGCTTGCAATTGCATCGGCATACAACTTGACGCCAAATAAGTAGAGATCGGCGCGTGCTTGCTGGCTTGACTGATACGAGTATGCGCCTGTAGCAACGCCCACCAAATACGGCGGAACATTTGCCAGACGCGACATTTCAAGCGCCTGATATTGCGATGCTTCAATCAAAAGCATCTTGTCAGGTGTGCTGTTTGTTTCTGTGTATGTCAAATACTCGTTAAGCGCTGCAGTCTGATTAGTTGCTCGAGCGGCGTTAAACGCGCTAGCCAAATCAGCAAGTTCTTGCGCGCTAAGTGGCTCGCCACCTGTCTGCTTCAGTACACCTGCAGGAATGCTTGACGATGCGTTGCGGTTGCGTGCTGCTTCAAGTTTTAGCGCGGTCTCAATTGCGCCAGGTGCCGAGTAAATCATTCCTTGCGCTGGCGATAGGAATTGCACAAGGTTTGTTGGGTCTAGCATTCCGCCGTTGAAGTAAACCTCTTTAGACGGTGCAAACCAGACTGGCCCAACCATGTCGGTTGTGGTAATTGAGCCGGCAGGCAGTCGAGTGAACGTGGCAGGGTAGCCGTCGGCGGTGCGTGATGTGATATACCAAAATGCGCGACCGAACATCATTAGGTCATCAAGCGTCCAAGACATAATGAACTGGTATGGCACGGTTGGGTCTGGTCGGCGCAACCATGAACGCGGCGCAATGTAAATGCTTTCCATTTCTTCGCCGTTCCAAAACTCGTTGTATGAGCGCAACGGCATTGAGCCAATGACCGACGCCATCAAATCTCGAGCGCGGTTGATCGTTGGAACGCTGATCGCGCGATTGCGTGCTTCGCCTTCTTGGTAACTGTAATACTGGCCGATCATGCTCACGCCAGCAGCGTTATTTGTGTAACCGCCAGCGACTGCAGCTGCCACGCTAGGCGCTGGGCTTATCGCTGCTTTACGGGTTTTGTTAAAGATCGCCATGTTCCTACTTTGTCATATAAGTGGCAACCGCGCATGACTTATCCGATTCCGACAAAAGGCAAGGTGCGCGGTCGCCGCGTTTATCTTAGTTATTTACCGCGACAAGCATGGGCTTTCCGCTGTTAACTGGACGAGCACATAAGCCGATACCCCAGACCATTGTTCGCGCTAACTCAATTGGCCCAGGTGATCGCTTGCTCGACAGAACGATCGTGTTGTCCGTGCGAACAGCAACAGCGCGCTGGACATGTTCAGCCAACAGTTTTTCGCCTGTGTGCAATAGGCGTGCTTCGGCGATCATGTTTTTGGCAAGTGGTGTAAACCGTCCTAGTTCGGCGTAGCCAACGACGACTCGGCGGCGCTCGATGTTTGGTGGGCAGGTTGCGTCCACGGTTGGCGACAGGGCAAACCTGATTGTGGGGTCTTTGGCTAGTTCTTGCACGTTGTCCCACAGTTCTGTGATTGACTCGGCGATAAACGCAACGGTGACGAGCACCCGACCGTCTGACAAGTTGACGCATCTAGTTGCGCTGTATCGAGAATCGTCCAGCGATGACTCGATTGCCACGACACCACCGCTGGGGATGTCCCCTGTGTATTCCAAGGACGGCCAACGCCCTGGCTCAATCCACCCGCGCACAACACTCACCCAAAGGTTTAGGGATGCGCGCAAGAACGACGCGCGATCAGGGTTAGTCGATTCTTGCCTGATTGTGTCCATGTCCAAGGTGTAACCAAGTGCAGGATTACCCCACGCCCATGACGCAGGATGCAGCGGGTCAAGGCTCGGGTCGGGCGACCACTCGGCCATGTACATCGTTGACGGCTCGCCTTTGTCTATGGCTCTAATTCCTGCCTCTCTCCAGCGCTGGAACAACACACTTTCTTCCGTCCCAGCTGTACTGAAAAAGCAAGCCAAGGGGTTTTTGCGTGCGCGCTGTGCCGGCAACAGACCGCCTTCTACCGAGTCAGGGTTGACGTCAAACAACTCGTCTACGATCACTAAGTCAATGCTCATACCGTGACCTTGGTTTGGCTTTAATGCTTTGACCCACCACTTGCTGCCGTCTGGCATCGTCGCCTGATAACGGCCGTATGACTTGACAATCTTTGCGCCGTAGTACTCCTCAAGGATTGGTGCCAAATCATCAAACAACAAACACGCCAAATCCAATCGGTGCGCGCCCGAAACAACAGTTTGTTTACCGCCACGTATCTTTGGCATCTCCACAAGCCAAAACAGGATAAGCGCTTGGATGATTGTGGTTTTACCGTTCTGACGTGCAACCGACACAAGGCTCGAGCGATGCACAAATTTCTGATCAGCGTCAACCGCCAGCATCCCTTCAAGAACATGTATTTGCCAAGGCATCAAATCAATCTGCAGCACCTTCTTAGCCATGTCCCCCACAAGCCCAGCTAGTGAGCCGGCATGATCTGGCACCATCGTTTCCAAGCGCGGTCGGTCATGGCCAGTTGGCGCTAGTTCAGGCTGGTTCGGGCTGGTGGCGACAAAATGATGGA